GTGCGTGACGTGGCTGCGAGGGAGTGGGAGCGGGGAGGATGTCATGCTCCCATGACTTTGAGCAAAGGAGGAAAGTGAACGGGAGCCGGCTGTTAACAGCCGGCTTTTTATTCTGTATTACTTGTAGAAGATTCAGGAGTGTGTGAACGTATCAAGGATCTAGCTATTGCAAATTCAGATTCCGCACCGGCATTTTCATTTATTGAAATATGATAGAGACCGGCTGCATAATATGCCAATGCTCCTGCATATTTGTTATGAAGGTTGATTTCTCCGTTTTCTGAGATTGAAGGAGTTGGAATATACCTGAGACTGTATCCCCCCTGTTCTTTTACTGCATGGGCAATGATTGACCTCATGGTATCGTTGGTGATGAATGCTACCGGTATTGAGGGACCATTACCTACACCGGGAGCTGATGAATATTGTGCGCTGTATAGTGGCGAATTGTCCGGATATAACATAGTGACCGGATATCTCCACCCAGTCAGGTTCACACTGACAAGCCTGATATAGTCCGCAGGTATTTTTATGTAGGCAAAAAACAAACCGTCAGGACGTTTCTCGAATGAGATTGAGGATGAATCTGTCATTTCCGAAGCTTCGGCCATCACCCCTTCGTCATTCATCAGTGCGAGTAGTGCGAGTCTGATGAACTCTTTTAATGCCTCATCGGTCTCAATCGTGAAACTGTCTTCTTCTGTCGCACTCTCATTGATGATTGTGCGTAAAGTCTTTAGTATATCTTTGACAGGTATCATGAGGCTTAGTCTAATGGATAATTGGGAAATTGTATGCCGTGTTCTTTGCATAATGAGGACAGAGCCTCCTTATTTCCACATTGCGAGCGCGGTACTTTGAATCTGACCTCAAAAAAATCCTTCGCTTCAAGGAATGAGGTCACATTTTCAATATCCTCTTGTATGTCTCTGTCTTCTTGAATGCCTTTTTCTTTGGTCGGTTCTGCGCTTTCGGATTCTTTTTCTTCCTGGTTGGAAGATGCCGGAGGAATATAGGTGCACATCCGCTTTCCAAGGATGCTGTATCTTTGTTTTACCTCTGTTTTCTGTAATACGGAATTTACGTCATTTTCGTCATGTATTACATCTTCATCTTCTTCTATTGTTTCGGTAATGCGTCCTTCCCGATACCATTTGTGCGCCCTGATTTTCTCAGCCAGTTCTCTATCCGTTGTATGATAGGTTGATTTGCCACGGAAAAAAGCGGAGAAGTTGACGTACATCATCCGTCCGCAGTGAATGACTGCAAATGACAGTGAGGAGTTCGCAACAAATTTATAAAGTTTCTTCATACATTTATAATAATGATGAGGTGGATTTCTCCACCTCTGATGATGATTAAGTTCTATTTGCAGCCTGGGATTCAGGGACCGGAATCTCAACATATTCCGGAATGGACAGACGCGCGTGGGCATCTGGGAATCCGAGCGTCCAGCAGGAGAACTCTTGCATGACAACAGCGTCACTGTTACTGATGAACAGTTCCTTCAGGTTGTATGTGCTACGCTCCCAGTTTTGGAATACCCATTTGTCAAGATATTCAGGATCGAGAGAGAAGCCTCTTCCATTGAATCCCCAAGCGTTGAACAGGTCATGGCGGTAAAACAGAAGTTTTGTTCCCATGCTTTCGAATGACTGGAAGTCAAGTCTCCATTTGTTGTAGTCACGTTCCGGTTCGAAGATGCGTGTGCGGTTGTTGGTTTTGATCTTGCATAATGCTGCATAGATAGTATTGTCAACAAACACAAGTTTTGTTCGGCTTCCATTACCGGCACCTTCAATGATGCGTCCTACAAGGTCTACAAGCTCGTCCTCCGAGATTACATATTGCTGCACATATTTTCCTTCTTCCACCACAGGATTTCCGGCAGAGTCAAGCACTTTCTCCCAATGTCCGATTTCAAGGTCTTTTCCGGCGCGGTACCAGATACCTTCGCAAGTATATACATTGCCTTGTCCGTTCACCACATGTTTGCTCTTGATTCCGAACAGTCCGGAGGCTTCCATACCGATACGCATGTCTTCCATTGCCATCCGTTCCACACGTGTGAATGACCATTCCACCTCGGTCTTACTCAACCGGTCATAGATAGTCTGCTCTACCTGCATGATAAAACGCTGGCAATATTGTTCGTCCGGTGATGGAAGCTGGTAATACCTTCCTGTAGACACATCCTTTTCAGCGGCCGCGCGCCCCATTCTTAGAAGGACGGTACCCTTTGCAAGGGTCGGAATAAGATAAGGATTCTTATTGTTTGATTGTTTTCCGTTTACGGCATAGACAAGCGGAAGGTTGGTCTCACTGTTGATTGCGTGCACGCGCAGCATCAATGGGTGTTCAGGATCCACTTCATCGGTACCGGATTTGTAACCGGAAACAAACGTTCCGTCAGCGTTCAGGACAAGAAGCGTATCCATTGCGCCCACAATGTTATTATCCTCCAGTTCTATCGCTTTCGGAGTCTCGGTAGTCATGGCTTCAAGCTGCTTGGCAAGGGTAGCCCGTAGCGGACGCTGTCCGACACTGTAGTACTTGATTACGATGCTGTCCGATTTGTTTGTCGCCCCATGGCGCAGAATCTGATCAATAGGCGTGCCGGTAAACTTCATCTCGACAATTGTCTTGTCGATCTGCTTCACGTACCATTCCGCGTCCATGATTTTCTCGTTCTTTGTTACGGAACTTTCCCCGCCTACTACCTTTCCGCCATCCCCTAGATCCTGGACTGAGCCTCCGTCCGAAGCATCGGCGGCACATGCATAACCTCCCCCGGTCGCTCCGGCAAGGAACATGAGCAATACGGAAAAGAAAAATTTGAATGTTGATTTTAACTTTTTCATTGTTCTCGATTTGTTTTTAAATTTATAAATAAAAGTTGTGATATGAGCCTGAAAGCGATAGACGATTAAATACGTCTCTTCATGTCTTTATAACGTTGTAGGGTAGGATCCTCCACTTTTTCCTCACCTCCTCCGTTCCCGCCTCCTCCAAGGTCTGTCGGAGCTTTTTCCGCAAGATTCCTGTGTATAGCTCCCGGACGTGCGGTACGTCCCTGTTTACGTCCTTCCTCTCGGGCGGCTTCTATTTCCATGTCCATATTGAAGGCATGGATGATTCTTTTCCAGTCTTCCGCATCCAGTTCGTGCCGGATAATTTTATGAATGATACCGTCTGTATCCTGTGTTCCGTACAGCCATTCCAACATGGAAACTACATTCGCCTCATCAACATTGACCTGCCGCACAGCTTCTGTCAGTGCCTCATCTGTTTTGCGCAGCTTCTCTTCCGCATCTCTTTTTCTTTTTTCCTCATCGGCCGCCTCCTTTATCCGGGCAGCTTCTTTCTCTTTTGCTTTTTTGATGGCCTCTTCCGTTGTTGCAGCTTCCCTGATATCATCCCCGTAATTGGTTATCAGATATTCCACAAGAGAGAACGGTTCACCGTTCTCATCCATGCCGCTTGCCAGACCGGTCAGGATGCCGGCGGCTCTTGAGTCTCCTGCAAGAACTTTGTTGAGGTTCTCTCTCTGTGATTCACTATCGTCATAACGTTTGAAAGAGTCATCAAGGAATTCGCCGACAGCGAGGTCGTCCTCAAGGTCGAGGTCCGGATTTCTGGATGAAACAATATCTCTCCATGATTTTCTTTCTTTTTTTTCTTTCATGATATGTCATTGTTGTCTTATACTGACAAATTTAGTAGTATTAGTTCAAGCCGGATTGATATAATGCAATCTACAGGAAGTACATTCGCTATCATTTAAACAGGAGGTCACATGAAGCACAAGGGAAATATCAGCGAAATACAATTAATAAGGAACAAGGAGATTGTACGTACATTCATTGAATTGAAAAAGACGTGTACATTCTCTTACTACAAGGATATATGCAAGGAAATTGCGGGTATGAAGGCGAAGCAGCATTATGTCAGTGAGGACCGGGCTTACGTGATCTTATACAGATATCTGACTGAAGGCAATATACCTGATTGCAGTCTGTATAAATATGAAATGTATTCCAGCCTGATCCGTTGTTGCCTTGATATCATGAAAAAAAAATCGGAGGCGAATCTCCGTCTTATCGTAAGACTTGCGATAGAGAGACCTTCTGATTCATTTGGGATAAGTCCTGACCGTATACAGCATATTTTATGGAAAGCTGGGATGAAATAGGTATATCACTATGAAAATGAGATATTCCATGGGGCTTTACTTGTGCATGACCGTGTTGTTGCCGTATCATGAATTCCTGTCAGGAAGTCACTGGCTTTATATGTTCGGACATGCCGGATGGCTTCATTATCTTTTGAACGGGATGGCATGGGCTTTTCTATGGAAGGTGATAACCCCTGCACGGACGCTGGTCGCATGGATGTTCGCTGTCGGAATATCATTTTTTATTCCTTCCGGCAGTCCTGTGATCGGATGGAGTGTCATTATCTACTATTATACGGGCTTGTGCCTGTCCTCCATGGATGGGGGAAGGCGTAATAGGCTGTTTGCCATAACCGCTCTCGGTTTCTTTCTGCCGCATATTGCGGGTGGATATCATGCGGCTATGCTGGCGGCCGGATGGATATTGCGTAAACTGGAGGTTGGATGGCAAAGAACATTAAAATAAACCATATAGAAACTCTTTTCTCAGCTATTGTCATAAGGAATGCGGAGGAGATGATCCGCAGGAACCGTGAACGGGAAGCGGAACTGTTCAAGTCCTACAACCCGTTGACAGGGGAGAACGCTCCCGGAAAACGGAAGAGGATATATCTGGATGATTTTATAAATTCATCTGTTTTCCTTCCTATCGAGATGTTCTCCACCGGTTTTATCTATAAACTGGATCTTGCCGGAAGTATAGAGGAGTTCTGCTGGCAGACATACGGGGAATATAATGAGGATCTTCGTAATACTGTCATTCAGGAGTTTCTCCGTTACTGGGCCAAATACGACTTTTATTTCTATTGTTATGCGTATGCGCGTATCAAAAACAAAGAAGGAGGGGAGGATGTGCCTTTCCTGCTACGTCCGGCGCAGGTAAAGCTGGCTGAGACGTTTGAAAGGATGCGCCGTGCCGGCAAGCCTATCCGTGTCATATTGTTGAAGGCCCGCCAGTGGGGGGGATCCACATGCACACAGATATACATGTCATGGATACAGATAATGCATGTGAAGAGCTGGAACAGCATCATTGTCGGACATCAAGGGGACAGTGCGGCTGAAGTTAAGGATATGTATGTCAAGCTCATAACCCAACTTCCTGAATTCCTTTTTTATGAAGAAGGGGTGGAGTTTGACGGCTCTCTTCCGAAGATCAAGGGAGGAGGAACTTCCAACATAAGCCTTATACCTTCCCGGAACTGCAAAATCAAGACGGCAACTGCGATGAATCCGGAGGGTGCCCGTGGTGGTGATTCGGCCATGGCGCATTGTACGGAGGTGGCGTTTTGGCCTCAGACGGAAAAGATGGATCCGCAAAAACAGGTGAAATCATCCTGTTCGGGAATCCTGTACAAACCGTATACGATGATTGTGTATGAAAGCACGCCGAACGGGCAGAATTTCTACAAGGATGAATGGGATCGTGCCAATGGAACGGATGATCATGGGGAGAGACTGTCCGCATTCGAGCCGTTGTTTGTCGCATGGTGGGAGATAGAGGAATACCGTCTCGATCCGGAAGATATGCTGGAATGGGCCTGTACCCTGATAGAAAGGCGTAACGATAAGTCCGGAAACTGGGACTATATGTACTGGCTGTGGACTATTGGAGCGACATTGCAAGGCATCTACTGGTACAGGCAGAAGATGAAGGAGTATGCGGACATACAGGACATGCAGCAGGAGTATCCGTCCGATCCGGTGGAGGCATTCAAGTATTCCGGGCAGCTTGTATTTGACATTTACAAGGTAGAACAACTCAGAAGGTTCTGCCGTGAGCCGGTATTCCAGGGGGATATTTCCGGAAAATCCCCGAAAGGTGAACAGGCTGTCGAAGGGCTGAAACTGTTCAGGCGTAAAGGAGGGGAATTGAAAATATGGGAGATGCCAGACAAGACATGGAGGTTGGAAAACCGCTACTTTGTGTCAGTTGATATCGGGGGGAAATATAGGACGAGTGATTACTCTGTGATTACTGTGCTGGACCGCGCGGATATGATGGCCGATAGCGGAGTGCTCAATGAGGACGCTGGACCGCGTGTGGTGGCGGAATGGTACGGGCATACAGATCCGGACCTGCTTGCGATCAAATGTGCGCAGATTGCGTCATTCTATAACAATGCTCTGCTCATTGTCGAGAACAACACGGCTTACAGTAAGCTTAATGATGTAGACACAGACAACGTCAGCGAATTGTTCTTTCCCATTCTTATCCCTCTTTATGATAATGTATATGCGCATAATCGGAGCGAGTTGGAAAAAAGGAGCCAGAAAGAAACCAGATGGGGGTTTAATACCAACCGTAATACAAAAGTGGCCATTATTAAGTATATGGAACAGTGTGTGCGTGACAAACTGTGGATAGAGCGTGAAACCGGAATGATAAAGGAATTGGGATGGTACATGAAATATCCGAACGGCAAATACGGCGCGCTTGCGGGGAAGCATGATGATCGGGTAATGAGCAGGGCAATAGGATTATACGTGAGCCGTTTTGAATGGGACAGATATCCGGTGAGGGTGTTGCCCACTATGGAAGAGAAAATGAATAACATGAAACGCCTCAACAGGTCGGCGACGGGTGCGGAGGCTATATTATATAAAAATTAGTAACATTATGGGAAAAATTAAGTTGTTTTTGAAGGCGGTAAAAAGCCTTGTGCAGAAACGCAGGATCGCAAGTCTGTGGAAGTCCAGCTTGTTATTGAAAAAGGCGATAGAAGAGGCTGAGGAAAAGAATAAACAGGACGGAAGGCGTTATTTTGTCATATGGGATCCTGCACAACAGAAGCTCATCTCTATCACTTATGATTATTATAAGGACAGGTGGGACAGTTATAAATATCTTTTTCATCGGGGAAGGTTCCGTATGCGAATGAACCGAGGGCAGTTGAAAGAGATGTGCTTTTATTACACGAAAAGCAAGAACGGCTCACCTTCCTGTCAGGACGAGGAAAGAAAGGAGAAAATGATAGAATGGCAGAATTATTATCATCGTCTGCTGGTTAGTGACAGGATTCGTGTTATTTCTCGTTGCTGGAATTTAAAGTCATTATGGAAGAAGATAACTTTGCGCTCAAATAAAATAGCACATAGGTATTAGTTTAAGGTTTTAGGGACTCGGGCTTGTGAAAGTCTGAGTCCCTTTTATTATATACATTTCATTGTGAAGCTCTTGCTTATCTTTGAATAATAAAAAATATATTTATATGGAAAGATTTGATTCTTGCTTTCATCCTCATCATGCATGTGATCCTCATCCGAATGAATATCATGAAAATATTCATTATACGCCTGATCAGATTAATGCATTGCTGGGGCTTATTCCTTATAAGGCGGACAGAGCCGAAGTCCCTAAAATGGAAACGTTGAACGATGTCAATTATATAGGTCATGTGGCAACTTCTGAAGCGTTGCCGGACAAGATGGAACAACCGTCATGGGCACTTGTCGGCAGTGTGAAGAAAACAAAGCCGTACTTCTACTATGTTGAAGGATTTGTTCCTAAAGGATATCGGGCCGGATGGAATGATTTGAGCGGTGTTCTGGGAACTTATGATCTCACAGTCGATAAGGTGAGCATCTTCGATTATAATCTGCTGACTGAATATAATGTAAGCCGTAATCATACCCAAGATACCCGGATATTCTCACATGATTGGAAGGAACAGAGATATTTCAGTGCATTTCCTGATTATGTTGAAGGGAAGAAATACAGACCCTGTGATCGTGTCAACATGCCGGGGTACACAAAAACGTCATTTGTAGCACAACGAAGCACGTCCGAGGCCCCTTTTGTTGTAAAGAAGAGCAATGTGTTTACTTTTGAAGATGCCATAGCGCTTGTACCGGAGGAATACAGAATACCCGGCATGAAGGTCACGTTTGTTTCTGCTTACACCAATCAGGCTGAAACATGGTATTTTAAGGGAAATTCTGCTTCGCTTTGGAAAGACAAGAAAAGCTGGTGGAAGATTGATTTAGAGGCGGAGCGTAATGAGATTCATGCTGAAGAGGTATTCATTCAGAAGATGGAAGCACCGGAGATGGTGGCTGATAGGGCCATAGCGGATGAGAACGGCAACCGTATACCGGACACTTATCTTACACGCAAAGCTGTCAGACGTCACATTGAGGATACATTCAATGATATGTTCATTGATAATCCTCCTACCGTGATGGACGGGATGATAACGCCCGAGATGCTTAGTGAATCCACCAAACAGCTTATCGGTAACAAGAGCATAACCAATTTTGCGGATGATGAGGATATTACATCGGTTCACGGTCAACTGAAACTGGCTAATAAAAGGTATGATCCGAATAATTACTCAGGGAAGGGAAGATGTTATCTGCGCAAGAATCTTGTGGCTGGCAGAAACGTACTAACTCAATCAATGGTGTGTTGGCCAAATACTATTTACATCATACAATACGACTATGACCTTAGAGGGAAAACAATTACTATTCCTGAAGGATGTACCTTGCAGTTTGAAGGAGGGAGCTTAGTTAATGGACACGTTTTAGGGAATGGGACGATTGTAAATTCAATCCCAGCATATATATTTAAAGATATAACGTTCGAAGGAACATTTGAAGGAGAATTTTATATAGAGTATATTGGCGCTTCTATGATGAATGAAGACAATTCTTTATACTTTAATAAGGCTTTTTCGTCTATAATAAAACATTGGGTAGCAAAGTCTAGTTTTTATAAAATTAGTAATACTATTATTATAAATAATAATTCATTTCTTACTTTTAAATGTATAGGTGAAATTATTGCAATAAAAGGAGTAGATGTTTTCAAATTTATTGGCAACTATAATAACAATGTTATATTTGATATATATGGTATAAGAACAGAAAATCCTCCTGTCACCTCAAATCATAATCATACTCTTTATGATTATGATGATTTAGCTGGGTCTGCAATAACTATAGCAAGTAATTTCTATAATTCTACAATTAAAATAGGACATATTTTATATTTTAAATATGGGCTGCACATGTCAATAGATAATGTTGAAAATTTTCATATTGGAATACAATATATGAAATTTTATTTTCAAAATATAGAATGTACAACTTGCATTTTTTTTGATTATAAAGATAATTCTAGAAAAGGTTGGATAAATGAAAATCAATTTTTCGGTGGAAGGCTTACAGGAAACTATGGTATATTGACTACTGATATAGATTTTTTTGATGTTATAAACAGTAACAACTTTTATAAGATTGGCTTTGAAGGTATTAATACTTGTGCAATTAAATTATCTGGAGTAAACAAATGGAAATTGAATGATTTAAGAATGCATGAGTCTATATACAATAAACCTTATATAATTCTTAATGATTGTAAAGATATAGAGTTAAGTTCTACTGTTTATATGGATGAAACTTATGTTAAAGCCACAAAAACTATTAGGTCTGTTTTACATACTGAATTGAATGATATACATTTAGAATGTAAAAACGAGAAACAAGAGGTTTATAATTCTTCGATATATAAAAGCTATCTATATAGATACTATGACGAAACATCAGATATTGTTGAAAATGGATTTATTAATACGCAGTTGATAAATTTTTTTAAAGAAAATTCTTTGTTTTCACCCAATGTGTTTACATATGAAACTTATAATGTAACTACTATTATAGATGCTACAACATTCCCTGTTACATATTCAAGTAGAGAAATTTATAACCTTAATACTCATATAAAATTTAAATTGAGGGGGAATGGAAAAGTTATTTTTAGATACAAAAATGATATAGGAAATATAGTTGAAACCCCACCATATTCAAGTCAAGATATAGATTTATGTTATAACTATAATTATACGTTGAAAATTTTACCATCGTCTTATTACGTTAATAGGATAGTAATAAAAGATATTAATCCTATTACGCTATCAGGTAACTCTTTTATAATTGCACAAAGCGAAGATGTTTATATAAAAAATACTAGAGATTATTTAGTCTTCATTCAAAATAATTCTATTTGTAAAGTTCATTATAGCATTGGTAATAACAATAATTATAGGACTTATACTATAAGTCCAGGTACTTCAATTATAATGGAAACGGAAATAGAAAATATTACAATGTTTCCTGCTGGTAATAATAGACCTAATATGCCAGTTGTTGGTTATCAATTTTTTGATACCACACTTAATAAACCCATTTGGTGGACAGGAACAATTTGGATAGATTCCACCGGTGCAACAGTATAATAACGATAATTAAAATAAAAGCCATGTTACAAGGATATCAAATAAGAATGCTGGAAGAGTATAAGCAACTTAATGACCGGGTGGAAAAGCTGGGGAAATTCATCAATGAATCTCCAGTATTTTCTAAGATGGAAGTGCATAAACAAATACTTCAGCGTTGGCAACTGTCGGCAATGAAATCATATCGTGATGCCTTAAAGAGAAGATGTCTGGCAGAAGGATTTTCTCCGTTGACTGGGGATGGTCTGGAATAAATGTTAATTCTATAACTTTTTTAAAAAACATCATGGAAGATAACAACATACAAGATTCTTGCTGCAACAGCAAGTATGCAAGTATCAGGCAGATGGACAAGCTTGATGAAATGTTGGGAAGAAGATTCCCTTTCTATCCTCGTACAGTGATACAGGCGGTACATGACGGAAGAACCGGCGCGTCGTTGGAAGCGATACTGGCACAGTATAACAATATTTATGTGCAGTATCAGGGTACAGCGGGACGTACGAGAAATATTGTTCCGAAAGAAATGAGGCGTAAGGGGATCATCATATCATACGTGGATATGCAGGGGAATGCCATAACCGAGAAATGTGTGAATGATGCACAGAGGGACAACTTTCACTGGGGGCTTGATGTCAACTGGGTACGTGTGGACGAACTAACACTCTCTGGAGATATTTCCGTATCGGTAAAAGGCACATGGGTGATTAACGGTGAGGATACCGGCATAGCTGCTTTGGGGCCCAAAGGAGATAACGGACTTACCCCGTGGCTCAAAACGATAGATAACAAGCTTCACTTCTCCTATGATAACGAGACATGGGAGGTGTGCTCGGATTACATTGCAACTTATTTCCGTTTTCAGGATAACAAATTCCAGATATCGCGGGATAACAAAACATGGTCAGATCTTAGCGGAGAAGTTACAAACAGTTTGTCTATTAAAGCCTATGTAACAGATAAATCACAATATCCTAATCCTAAGCAGGGTGATATGATTATGGTGGGACCTACCTATGCGGACGATGATACCGAACATACCAAGCCCATCTACCACCTGAATATTTATAATGCCGAAGGATGGATAGATAATGGCCCGTTCCAGTCCATCAATGCCGGTGTGGTGCAGGAACTGGGGAATAGCGAAACTGAAGTCATGTCACAGAAGGCTGTAAGTGAGAAATTTTCCGAGTTAGAATTAAAAACAGATTTAGTTTTTAATTCTACAAAATTAATCAATACTACTACCCCACCGCTATCAAATATCGGGGAAGGTTATACGGCTGCTGGAAGTACGGCTGGCAATGGATGGTCTAAATCTGATTTTATACCTATTAATTATGGCGATAAGATAGAGTACAAGCTTGATGGGTGGCAAAATTTCTGTATAATAGCATTATTTAATGCTAATAAAGAAAGAATAATCGAAGGGCAGATAGTAGGGAAAACAGGAATTTTTAGTGGCTCTAACAATTTTGTCTCGGGCGTTTTTGTTAATACTGACAATAATGTAAAGTTTGCGATAGCTCAGACAAGACAAGAAACTGTGGGTTCTGTATCTATTAAAGTTACTAATTACACGGATGATTTTATTAATAAAGTTGAGTTTGAGGCTTATAAGAAAGAAAATGAAAATGGGGAAAAAGAACTAACAGAAAGTATTGCACAGATAGACGGAGTGTTATATTCTAATGAGGAGGATAATATAATTATCAACAATTCATCTGGTAATGGTATTGCCTATTCAAACGGTAATAACGCTGGTAGTGGTCATTATGTAACAGAAAAGATAGCAGTATTTGAAGGGGATAGAATTGATTATACCTTATCAGAAGCAAGTAATTTCTGTATGATTGGCGCGTGGAAAAATGGGGTGTATTCTCAGTCTGATTCAGTTGCTGGAATTGCGTCTTTAACGAGCGGTACATATATTGTACCCAAAGGAATTACAGAAGTTAAACTTGGAACAAACGTATATCAAGGGGCAACAGCCAAGATTATAAGAAAAGAATTTAGATTTGCTACAAAAGAAGAATTTACTAAAATTAAAAATATAAAACCATTCAACACAGATATAGATGAACATCTAATTGATGAGGTGTGTGGAAAATTCTATGGAGAAAGAGCTATTGCCCATAATAAGTATATGACTTCTGCAAGTAAGATTGTATATGTTGATACAGTTGGAGGTAACGATGATGATAATGGATTGTCTCAAGATACAGCTGTAAAAACTCTTACAAAAGCAAATGAAATACTTATAGATGGTGACACTCTGTTAATAAAAAGAGGTAGTGTATTTATTGCCGAAGAAACTATTGAAAAAAATGGCATTATCATTGATTGTTATGGTGACCCTACAAAAGAAAAACCAACTTCATACAACCTTATCGATGTAACAAATTCTACAAATATAGAAAAAGTAGTTGGTTATCAGAATATATATAGAATTGCATGGGAAAACAAAGGCGCAAGTGGAAGTGACAGAGCTGCAATACAAGTATTTGTAGATGGGAAAGCCTGTGGGGACTGGACGATATATACAAGATATGCTCCAAGCGACTATGACGTAATAACCCAAGAAGGAGCAATGAAGTATCTTGATGAAAATGTAGATGACGCTGCGTGGTGCGATGCTTACTTAAACAATGGGTTCAGTAATGGATGGGAACCTGGAACAAATTATATATACTTTGCAGTATCATTTGACGCAACAGACCAGGCAACGCTAAATAATCGCAAGATTCAAATCACAAGAAGTGTAGGGCAGTTGGTTAAGTTTACAGGAAAAGATACCGACTTGCGAAACTTTATATGGCAAACAATATGCTTTAATGTAGTTGACCCGTGTAAATTTAACGAAAATGTAGAATTATACAATTTTGTAAGACATGGATTCCATTATGAATGTTCTTGGTTTATGAACTGCAAAACAGATGTTTTGGAGGGTATTGGTAAACATTATCATTATCAGCCTAAGAACGACCAAACGTATTATGAGGAAATTATAATTTTTGGATGTAAGGCTATGAGCCGAAGACAAGACAGACAAGGCGAGTTATTTGATGGGCATGGAACTAATACGTCTACTCCCGTTGTAACATATAATAGGGCATACGTTATTAATTGTTATGCAGAAAACTTATTATATGCGTCAGATTCTCCCAATATAGCTAATACCTATATTAAAAATCTTGTATTGAAAGATTGTGCATCTATATCAGTTTATAGAAATAATACTATAATAGACGGTGTTTTTGGAACTCTAAATCCTATATCTAACACTCCAATAATAACCACTCCGTCAAAAAATGGAAATGGTTTATTGAAGAACGTACATTTAAATATAAATTCTGAAAATGGCGGAACATATTTAATGTATGATACTGGATATAACAAAGAATACGGTAATATGGTGTTTGACGATGTTTGTCTGTTGGTGCGTAAAAAAGCTGAAAATGCAGGGAATTATGAATTGTCAACAACATTTGCATTTTGGAATGGCAATTCAAATTTCAAATTTAAAGGATGCACATTTGCCTGCAAGCACGACAGCGGTGTTAAAGAAAATTTCGCAAGAAATACGGATGATACGACAGATTTTTCATTAATGCAATTTGAAGATTGCATAATTGCAGGTATTGTAAATAATAAAAATTTATCTAATGATGGTATAACTTGGATTGATAACACAGATGATTTGTTCTTGTCAGAGTATCTGCCAAGGCTTATGTACGTTAATGGAGGATTAAGAATTTTAAAGAACTTGTAGAGTAATTAGAAAAGTTTTTTTTGTAAATAAGCCAACTGGCGCAGTCTGCCTCTGCGCCAGTTGGTTTACGTTTTAATATATTCCTAATATTTGTTGATTAGTTGAAATTAAATAATTTTTCAAAGTTTCCATCACTAAAGGCTGTTTCTAAGTTGTGTATCTTTTCGTCTCTTCCCTCTTTTAAAGAGGTTATATGTAGGATGTTTGCTGCAACATCCCAAGTCTCTAATCCGAATTTATTAAGATACTCTTCTACTGCTTTGTCTATACCGTCAAAATCATTTGTAGTGTCCAATCCTGCTACAATAATTGCTTTTTTCTCTGCACTGACACCAATACATTGAATGGAATCAAGTCCTTTTTGCTTTACCCTATAGTAGTTGAATACAGTTGTCTCTTTACCGTTTTCTTTCACTATCTTTTTCATGAAAGGTAGCTCTGGAGATTGTTCTGGTAAAACTACTAAATCCCAATTTATAGTTATTGTTTTACCTGGAACTTCAGTGAATACAGTATCAATATCATCCATATTGCTTGAAGAAACTGTTTTATTAGCTTTATTGCCACAACTAGCAAATACAGCTAAACATGATAAAAATAAGAATACATTTTTCATAATTATTAATTTTAAGATTTTCATAATCGCAAATATAGCGATTTGTTCATGAATGTAAAATATTTGCATGGAATTTTGTATCTTTGCATCGCACATAGCGATGTGCATCAGGATTTGGACGGTTCCGATATAGTTTCGGGCCGTCCTTTTTTGTTTTCACACTGGTTGGTCTTGTGTATGTTTATCCAATATGTGACAAGGGCGGCTGTCTTTCCCAGATTGCCGCCCTTCCTGTTCAATAATGATTAGTAATCAGGTATAACAAAGGTATACAAAGATATAAAACAATCTTATTAAAAACAATCGGTAATGTAAAATCTTGAGATTTACATTGTAAATTACAATTATATGCGTATTTTTGTGCAAAAAATATAAAGTATATGAAAAGGTTGGTTATAGCCTCATTGTTTCTGCTTCCTTTTTTTGCGGCAGGGGTGGGGATGACATCATGCGGTGATGCCGCTAAAGTGTATATTTGTACAGGTCCGAAAGCCAGGGTATATCACAAGACGGACGAATGCCGTGGGCTGGACAGATGTTCGGGAGATGTGAAATCCGTAAGTCTTGAACAAGCTAAGGGTATGGGTAGGAGAGAATGTAGAATATGTTATAAATGAAGAATATCATGAGTGATAAAACGTATCGGATTGTTAAAGTTGTAATAATGATTATTGCATTGGTCTTGGGATTTTTATATGTCCTTAATGGACGTTATGTACGTGTTTCTGAAAATCGTATTATTGATACGTGGACAGAGGAATATTATAATGTACGGAGTAATGAAGTCACAAAAATAAAACGCTAATATTAACACATAAATGATTTTAATAATATTATAAAAATGGAAGGTATTGCTAAACTGGTTATGTCGGCATTGGTGCTTTTGATGTCTGTTGATATGTGTGCGCAAAAGATAAACACAAAGGAATTTGATAAATATATCAGAAAATATGATTCGTTGGAAAAATATCTTGCTACTCATTCGACTGATAGCACATTGTCCTTTTGGGACACAGCTTCAAAAAAGAATCTTCCACTTAAGGATTTGTATGCTTATGCTTCCAAAAAGAGGCTGGATGAAATTGTCCAGTTCTATAAAGATGCCTCAGATGATTCTTATAGATATAAGGACTTGCTTTCGTTGTCAGATACTCTTATGGAGTTGGGGATAGATATAAAAAAAGAGATAAGCGGTGGAAATTCACAGAAGAAGATAAAAAACATATACGTGTATGATTCAGATGAGAAGAACGCATTTGTATGTCCTGATGGGACAATATGCGTGGCTAGTTCCATTGTTTATGAGTATAGTTTTCAAGAACTGTTTGGTATTCTTTCACATGAGATGGCACATTTCGTTATGGAGCATAGTCTTCAGAAAAAATACGAGGATAGGAGGAAGGAAAAGAAACATAAGTTTTGGGCTGCCGTGGCGGTGGCGGCAAATAGTATGGCAAGTGCATATGTCCAAGCTAATGGAGGGGTGAAACAGGAGGATTCTGATGCTTATTGGGAAAATGTTCAAAAAAATAATGATTTGTTGATGAATGTGTTTGACTACAGGGCGGAACTGTCCAAATTCAAGTATTCAAGAGAAAAAGAAATAGAAGCGGATATCATGGCTTATAGATTTATGGAGTTTTCAGGAATGGATCCCAAAGAATATATAAATGCGTTATGTAAGTTGGTTGGGTTTTCGAATGATCGGAACGATCCGGATTATAATAAAAAAAGGCATGAATTTCTATATCGTTACTATGATGAGGACAAGGAGTCTACACATCCCTCATTGGCTTATCGGTGCTGCTTGTTGGAACATATAGCAGAGTATGATCTGAGAAAGAAGCATAAGAAATAAAACTCTGACACATTTCGCGTATGTTTTCGACATGTTTCTTGCGCCACTTATATAATAGCCTCATCTTTGCCATACTGAGAAAAATTTATTGTTTAATTTTTGGGTTTTATAGAAAAGATATGTATATTTGCAATGACCTACATGATATCCAATGGCAAGCGGAAGCCTGCCAAAACTTTTTGCAGGCATTTTTTATGCTTGTTTGTAAAGCGTTGCAATATACTTTTGCGGCTGTTACCCCCGTGTGGAGAAGTTAATGCTCTCCCTGCCTTTGGATAGGTGTAGGTCAACGGGAAAGGACAGCCGTTTTTTCTGTCTATAATGCCAAATAAAAAGACCTACAATTATGGCAAAAGAAATTATTAAATTCGATTACAACGGTAATCAAATTCCTTTTGAAAATGGGAGTAATGTTATGGTTAATCTTACAGCTATGGCGAAAGCCTATCCTGATAAGAATCTAACCCAAATTGTTAACTCGCAAGAAATCAAAGAATACTGTGCTTCACTTTCCAAACTACAAAATTATAGTTTGGCTGATTTACTGCAAGTTAGGCGTGGAGGAGATAATCCGGGTACTTGGGCACACCGTCTTGTTGCTATCCGTGTTGCCCAAAAATTAAATTCCGATTTGGCGGTGTGGGTGGATATGAGAATAGAGGAACTTTTAACCACTGGAAACACATCGCTTCAACCTCAACTTCCAAACTTCAACAACCCTGCCGAAGCCGCCCGTGCATGGGCAGACCAATACGAGAAGAACCAAACACTTGCATTAGAAGTTCAACAGCAGCAGGAAACTATCGAACTCCAACAGCAAGAACTTACACAATCCGCTCCGAAAGTCACCTACTACGACAATCATTTGCAGAGTGTGAACACACAGACGAGTACACAAGCCGCCAAGCAGATAGGAATGGACGCTGAAAAGCTTCACAAGAAGCTGAAAGAAATCGGAATCATTTACCGGCAAAGCGGACAGTGGATATTACATGCACCTTATTCCACTTGGGGGATGCACTCTACCCGTACACAAACCTACACACGTTCGGACGGTTCTATAGGGACAAGTGTATATACTGTATGGACACAGAGAGGTGTGCGTTTCATCATTGCCCTGTATGAAAACGGTTGGAACGTGAAGAAAGCTATCAAGCAAATAAAAGGTGAGCTGAATCCAGCCGCGTAATTTGAATTTTACTTATTAATTAATCCAATGTATTCCCCGTCTTGCTTATGGCAGCGGGATGGTTCGTCACACCCCTAATAGTTGTGATTTGCAACCGTTACAATTAATTTAAAATGAATTTTATTATGAACAACAAGGATATTGAGGAAATGAAGAAACTGGTTCTTATGGTGCTGGAGGAGAACAGGATATTGCGTGAGATGCTTGCCAAGGAGTGGGAGCGGGGAGGATGTCATGCTCCCATGACTTTGAGCAAAGGAGGAAAGTGATAAAATCAGTTATAAAAGTTGGCGTTTACATTGTGATTGCCAACTTTTTTTTATAGCTTTGCATAAAAAGTATGCAGAATGGGAAATTTCAGCAGGCAACAGGAAGAAAAGAAGGATGTTAGGGAGAAGAATAAAACGAGGCGGGAAAAACTTGCAGGATATTTTTTTGATTTGTCTAAACTCTCATTTGCTGGTCTTGTTATAGGAGTTGTAATACCATTATATTCAGATTTATCGAATGAGAATAATTGGTATTCTATATGTACTGGTATTCTATTAACGATTATTTCGGCGGTATTCGCCAATAAGATATTAAAATAACATCGATATGGACGCATTAGGTTTTATTTTTACGGTAGGAATTGTAGTGGTAGGTGGTATATACCTCTGGACTTTTACAAAAAGAGGAAAAAAATGGTTAGAGAGCCTATGATTATGGATGCGGTAACAGATTTTATCATTGAAAGATTAAAGAAGCTTGATGATATGTTCAAGGGTATTTTCATCAAATATGCTTTTGACAGCATGACTGATTTTCATATAATTGAGATATCCCCGGAAAATATTAGAAGAAGAGATGATGAATACATAAGATGGGAGTCCGATATGTGGAATGATTTCTTTGCCATGTTCCCGGATGAGGATTTGCTTATCTCGAAGCCTTGCGAGTCTAATGATATGTATAATGTGTTGTTTACCAATAAATTTTGCTAGAATGCCGGAACGGCAGGAAAAAACAAACATTAAAGGGTTATCATTATTGGTAACCCTTTAATGTTATCGTTTTATTGTCTATACACCTTTTCAACTTCTTTTTTCACTTTTTTAGTGATAGTCTGTTTCTTGTATTTTTTTTCCATATCTGGGTATTCCGGATGTTCTTCCAACCATTCTTTTTTATCTTCGGCTTCGTCATATTTTCTTTTGAGTTTTAGGAACTCTTTTTCATTTTTCAAAGTTTCCTTCTCTTTTTCATTGAGGTTGTTGATGATGTATTTCTTTTTTATTTCAGAGTCTTTCCTTTTAGATGTTCCGTCTGAATAGGGCAGTTTCTTTCTGTAGTCATTAAACAGTTTTCCAGCCTCATACATCTTGTTCAGATATTCATAAGGTCCCATATCCTTGTATAGTTTCTCGGCCATTTCCTTTCGTTGGGATTTGGGAAGGTTGATTAGGAACATAAAATCTACAAGGTCGGGGCGTCCTTCCCTTATGGCGGATTCGGCTCCCAGATAAATGTTTTCCAGTGTCTCTACATTTAATCCGGCAAATTTCCCTAATTTGGCGGCCAGCTCCCTTTGTACATTCAGGTTGAATCCGTCTTTTACCGCCTCGCTTATCAGATTTGACATCTCTGTAATGAATGAGAGAGGATCATATTTGTTCCCTTGTGATATGGCGTTGACAAACTGTCCAATGGAAGTTCCTCCCAAGGAACTTAAAGCAGCAGATAAAAATATTCTTTTCAATTGTTCATCAGTGAACCATAAATCCTCATCCCCGTCCCCGTATCCGAATATGGCGTAGATATTGGATATGAGTGGTGCTGTGATTCCTGCAATACCATATCCTCCTGCCGCCCACAAGCCTCCCATTACAAATAGTCCGAAGGTGGCTTTCCTCAGCCCGGTAAGATAGCTGCCCATCATTGTTCTTTGGGCTTCGTCTTTATTCATTCCGGATTCAATGTTCAGATTGTATATCCTTTTTGCTCGTGCCATTTCAAGAAGCCCCTCAATACCCATCCGCTGGTATCCTATGTTGCTGCTTTGGTAAGTGGTCAGCGCCTTGTAGAACACATTGCCGCTTGCCTGCATGGGGGACATCATTTCCGGGCTGGAACTCTGCTGGCTTTCATTGAATGCTATTTCAGCGTTGTATTTGGCTAAATTGGCGGCTTCCTCATTGCCCAGACCTCTTTTTTGCGCACGTTTATATTCAAAATTGTAAACGGCTCTCGCTCCGGCCGCACATGTCAGCGCATCAATAAGCTTGTTGGGATACATGCCTGCATTGGTAAGTTTCTCCAGCTTGTTTTTGAATGCATTTTCATCCTTTAATGCTTCGATCCCCATATTTCCCGTATCAACCCGTTCTTCAAAAGAAGGAAGATACTCCTTCGCCCATTTCATGTTTCCTGCCGGGGTGAATATGTATTTGAACAAATCAGCCTGATACCCCGGATTTCCGCTGTATGCGGAAAATGCCGGATAGGAGAGCACCTGCTTCATTGCGGTGTTGAGTCTGAATGCGATATTGGAACCTGCCCAATACCTTAGTATCTTGTTTAGTCCGTTGTTGAGCGAGTCTTGTTTCTGCTTGTCGTTGAAACTCCGTACGGCCACCTCCGCCGCTCTCATGAAGATATCAAACATTCCTTTATGGTTCGCCTCCATATAGTTCTTGAAAGCCTTGCTTCCCCGCAGGAAATTAAGATCCTGGCGCAGCTCAGCCGTTGCCGCCCAAGTTTCCATATCTCTTCCGTATTTTAGCATCAGATCAAAAGCGTTTCTGCTAGTGTCCACCTTCAGGGTATTTATCGTACGGTTGATTATGTTTCCGGTTATTGTGCTTGGCATACCGATGATTGTTTCTCCCAGCTCCCCCTTTTCACGGATTTCGGATTTGGCTATGACCATAGGGAAATAATTCTCCCGTGAAGCCATGCTGGTTCCCGTCATTCTTACATGGACCGGATTGTACCTTTCTTCTCGTAGCCTTGGAAAGAAGTCGTCTGTGATCCATTCTCCGAGTTTCATGTATTTATCGCCTATAAAGGATTCTATCTCGGTCATGCTGTCTTCCGTCCATCCGTCCGCCTCTAGCTTCATCTTTCCGTCCGGCTGTCTCCATGTGAGCCATACATAGAACGCCTGCCCTTTGTTTAGGTTTGCCTCATACAGGTCGCCCTCCTTATGGTAATTGCTGTCGTACATATATTGTTTGTGAATCCTTTTTTCTGATTTTTGAGAATCCCTGAATACATTTTCCATTGATTTTCCGAACAGTTCCTTTATTTTTTCTTCCAGTTCTTTGTTGTAAGCCTTTACCCCCAAATATATCCTATCGTTGGCTTCCACCACTCCATGACTGCTTTTCATGAAATAATCGTATAAGGGGCCTTTTCCTATGGCGTGGTTCCTGTCTATGGCTTTCAGCAGATAATCGAAACTATACATGGGATAGGCGATAAAGTCACCGATGCTTTGCAATATGGACACAGTTTTTTCCATATTTGTTTCTTTCTCGTTTATACCTTTTATTCTTTTATCTTTTACGGCATTTATTCCCATGCTGATAATTCTTCCCCGGTGCGCGGCTTTTTCCTTGTTCAGCATGGCAAGGCGGCTTTTCCCGGTATCAACAAGTTCTTTCAATTCATTGTACACATTATCGGTTATCCTTATTAACTCTTCCTGCGCTACGGGTATCTGTGCAGCTATTTTCTCAGCCTCCTGCAGATAAAACTTTCGTGCTTCACCCTTGTTGTTGTAGGCGGCTCTTCTGGTGGTCACAAGATCGCCCTCCAGTTTGTCCAGATCTCGTTTCATTTTTCTGGATTCGGCCAATAGTTCGCGTATGGAAAGAGAATCATACTCATCGGCCATAGTCTGTGTGAACACACCTGTTCCTTCCGCCGCTTCATCCATGGCATTCTCTAGCTCTTCCCGGCGCTTCCGTATCTCTTCAACGGATTCAAGTTCTTTAGTTTTCAGCAGTTCGGCTCTTTCTTTTAATAGATTATCCCTTCGGCTTTTCATTTCATTCTGCTGACCGGTAAGTATGGTGATGCTTTCAGGGGATGTCTCAGATTTTATGAGTTTTCCCAGTTTTACAATTTCGCTTCTTACGGCACGGAGTTCACTGTCAGCGCTTGTTAGCAACAGGTCTTTGTAAGCGGATCGTATACTGTCAAACACACGTCTGGTAGCCTCATCAACAACTATCCCTTTTGATACGCCTCTTGTATCCTGCCCGGAAAGCTTCGTTTTTATCATTTTTTGCATCCTTTTCACCGAACTGTCATATTGGGCATAGTTTATCAACTTTTCAACAAGATTTAGTGGTTCCTTGAGTTTATTTGTTGATGCGGCCTTGTTTACTTGGGCAATCAGTGACTTTATCATATGTGGCCCCATTTCTTCTCCCGCTTCCTTGGTCAGTCTTTGATCTATAAAGGAAAGCATGGCTCTTGACGCAGTCTCGTATTCCTCTTTATTTCCTTTTCGTGCCTGATCCAATTGCTTTTTCAATTCCCGTATCTCTTCTTTCAGATTTTTAATAATCTCCTTCTTTTCTTCCTTTCCTGGAATACGGAACAAGGTCTCTCCCTGAGGAACAGACGGGATGGTACGTGAACTGCCTGAGAACTCACCAATTCCCAGTTTTGAACGCATGACGGTTTCCTTTGCCACATCAACAGGATAGTTTGACTGTTTCAGTCTGTTGTGGCTTTCATAAAGGATGTATCTCAGCTCATTGTCCGTCAGTTCAAATCCCAGATTCACTTTCGCTTTACGGAGCATGTCTATAAAGAAGGCTTTGATTCGTGTCCACAAGGACTGCTCCGCAAAGGTAGCCGGTCCGCGTTCGGACAGGTCTGCCATATATTCTTCAGTTGCTGTACGGATGGATATGTTCTCATTTTCCGCCATCCGGTTGATGGCCTGTCTGATTGATGGTGCGGCATTGTTGTATACATTGTCAAGGAAGGTATCGAAGTCCTTTCCGAACAGCTCACGCAATCCCTTATGTGCCACCACCTCATGGAATATAGTCGCCTGTGCGTCCTCCACGGATGTTGTGTTTGGCATATATAGATATACCTTGTTCTCCTTTGGTGAGTACCATCCTTTGATATTGGCTCCTGATTCGATACGTCTGCGCGCCTCGCCTTGTGGTAGCTGGTCTTCGGAAGTGATTTTTTCTATAGGTGTATGAAGAGACTCAGAAAGTTCATTCACTGCTGTATTCATGGGAGCAGACACAGAAGCATAAGCCTCCAAAGCGTCGTTTATAAATATCTGGTCTTCTCGTGCTACATCTTCCGTTTCCGAAGCAAGAGTATTGCGGCGTTTCTCAGGTGTCATATTCATACGGGATTGTACATTACGTGCTTCAACTTCACCTGATAGTTCATTGTATCTGTCGTTTTCTCCACCAAGTCCAAATTTTTCAATAAGAGATTGATACTCATTATAAGCATCCTCATATCCTTCTTTATCATAACCTCGCACCCAAAGATTGAATCCCTTATCAAAAGCATTACGGCTGGGGATAAAGCCATCCCCAAACTCGAATCCATCTGAGTGATATTCATTTACCAAAGCATTATAAACATCCATCTGTGAAGCGTCTTCTCCAAGTTCCTCACGCTTGTCAGCAAACTCTTCAATCATGGACCAGGCATCGCGCTTTTCTTTTAATGCGTCAAGGTATTTTCTATAAGTCATACTGTTTCCACCACGAGCGAATCCTTCAATTGATTGTACGGCATGCTGTACCTCATGCGCTAAGATACTACGGAAATCCGCCCTGTCTAGAACAAACTCATTCACACGTATCAAGTTTTGGCTTCCATAATAAGTCGCTCCCGTATTGCTTGTAGGGGCGTTGTATATCTCCACGCGTATCTGCTTCAACTCCGGATAAGTCTTAAACAAATTCTCATCCTTCACATAATCGTCAAGATAATGCACGTCGTTCGCTTCGTATGTGGCGCGAAGTTCTTCTGCCTTTTCTGATAATTCATCAAAACGGGCTGCTTCTTCTTCCGTCAGCTCTACTCCATCAAACAGTTTGTCGCTTAGCGCATCATACTCTTTGCCCCATGACAGGTTGGACCAAAGTCTGTTTTTTCGCGCAAGTCCTTTCGGATCAATCTCGAAATCCTCCACTTCATATCTCCATTTTCCGTCAGCCCCACGTTCCCAACCTGTAGCCTGCTTGATTTTCCTAGCATTTTCTTTTTCATTTGTTTGGAGAATCGAAAGCAAACGCTTATCTTTGACATCAGATAAAGGCGAGTTACCATCTATTCCAGCTTTTTGTATTGTTGGGGCAATGGATAGTAATTTGCCTTTCTCTATGTTAGTCAGTTTGTGGTCATAATACCGTTCTCCATTGTTTTGATTGGCGATAACAGCTTTCACAGTATAGTCAACACCGGCTATTTTCAATCCACATACATAATAAGAGAATGATTTTACACCGGGATATTTCTCCAAATCTTCGTTGGCAAGTTCTTCAATGAAGACGGAGTTTTCAATAATCTGAGGTACGGCTGCGATAGATTGCAGATGTTCTACATCCTTATAATCATGCTGCAATATTTCACGAATACCTCCCCGACTATTGCCTCCTGTCACAGAGATAATAGCTCCCGTATCTTTATTGATATATTCTCCACGTAATGACTTTCCATATTCCAACGCATTTTTTTTGTACTGTTTCAAGTCATCGCTCGGTTCTATCTCTTTACCCGTAATCTCTATCGGCTCACTCTTCCGCAGCTTCTCAATGCGCTCTTTCTTCGTATTGAAAGCGGATTCCATCTCTCGTGCCACATTCAGGTTATCAAGGCGGGTAGTTGCTTCCTCTGCCTTATCCAGTTGGGATGCGCCTTTCTCTCCAATAAAACGATATCTTACATCCGCTTTTCTTGCATTGAATCGCTTGGAAGGAGGAATAACATTACCTTTGTCGTCACGGGTTATCAGGTCATTCAGTTTTCGGTTGTTTTTTGTATTCTTGTAGCGGTAATCGCTCCTGTCATCATATCCCCATTCGTTGATATCATTCCCGTCCCAATATAGATTTTCAGCCGGTACTTCTTCCTTCATAATTCTGTAATTGCCGTTTAAGGCATGTTCTCCATGAACTTTTACATAGGATTCAGACAGGGAAACCCAGTCACCGTTTCTTACCTTTCCTTCTTTCAATGATTTTGGAACGGCACGATAGATGGTAACGGTCGGTTTTTCTCCTTTGTCAATGGCAGACAATGCTTCATTGATTGCGGCGGCACTTTCATTTCTGTATTGATCCCTGTTCATGCGAAGCTGCTCATTAAAGGATTCGCGTATCTGATCTTTGTTTGCGGCAATGTCAACCATGTTTTTATCAATACCTTCCTCATCATAAGAGGGGGCGCGGTGTGCCATTCTGAATTCATCGGCGGAAACATAACCGTTTCTTCGTGCGGATTCGTTTATGATATCACGCATACGGGCTTCATTATTTTCTTTCATAGCCTTTAAATAGGCCTCATCCATCTCTTCATCCGTCATCAGTTCAAATTCCTTTAGACGCTTCTTTTCCGATTCGGCTTCTTCCTCTGCACGTTTACGGGCGGCTTCCATCATGTTACGGGCTTTCATTTCCTCTTGCACGTATTCATCTCTCAAGGCATCCACATCACCGAACTTTTCATACAGCTCTTTTTTGATCGGAGAAAAAACTTTTACGAATTGCCCTAATGACAGGTTGGAGTTCTGGAGACGCACATTTCTGCTGATTGATTTGAAAGCATAACTTGCGCCACCCAGATTTTTCATTTTCATGGATTGTGCGTACTTTTTTACATCGGCTTCATCAAGGTTGTGCTTGTTGGCGAAAGAGCTTATTTCCTCATTTCCAACCTCGCGAAACCGGATGTCACTGCCTTCGGAAGCAAGTATCTCATTGCTTTCGTCATTCATTGCGTGTAAGCCGGAATATTCGGCTTCAAGTTCCTGCTGTTCCTGGTTCAGTTCCTGTTGCTCGGAGAAAACAGCGTCTCTCTCAACAGAGTCATTTTCGGCTTTTACCAGAATATCCTCCAGTTCTATCTTTCCGTCCTCTATTTCGGCCAGTCTTGTTTCTATGTCCTTCATTCTGTCCGCATTGGCGGATTCTATGGAAGGTGCAAGTTGCACAGAATTCACGCTCTTGTATTCAGAGAACGGCTTTGTCTTTTTTACAGAAGAATCAATCCATTTATAGAACTCATCCTTCGTTACTTCTGTAATGGCACTTATTCGGTTTTCCCAACCGGGAGAATAGTTTGCAAGATAAGAGGAACGTGCCTCATCCATAGACGGAAAACCGTACATTACCTTACTTTCGTCAAACTCACCCTTTTCATTGAGCTGGTCTACTACAAACACATTTCCTTCGGACGGATTGTCTGACAGGAAGATGTCTATATGGTCACCGTCCACGGCTTTCGTACCACGGATATAACCGTAGTCGTTGTTCATGGTAATGCTCCATTCCTGCCCGTTGGCATCCCTTCCGCTACGGACAGAACCTTTGGGATTCTCGATGGTCACATCGTATCCGTCAATCCTGACATGACCTTTTTTGTAGTTGCCGGCCTCCTTCTGCGCTTCAGTAGGAGAGGTGTCGACCATTTCGCGTGCTTCCGCGATATGGTCTAGGAGTTTGTTTGTGGATGTGTTATCTTGTACATTGTCATTCTGAGGATGCAGTCCTTCATCAGTCTGTCCTTCCATTTGTCCGGATTTTCCTTGATATCCTTCAGTTCCGACGGCATGAACAGGTTTTTCTCCTTGCAGAACCGCATCGCCTCTTTCGCGTATGCCAAATATTCCTCCTTGCTCATCGCTTTTACGCGTTCCGATTCCTTCGTCAGTTGGATTCTCTCTTCTGTTGTCATATTCTTGTTGCTTTATTATTTCATCGGCAAATGTATTATAAAATTCAGACTTTTCCTCATTCGAATAGACATTTGATTCAGAAAAGGCCTCATCATTAACCCATGCTTCATATTCATCCGGAGACATGTGGTATTGTTCTTGGTAGAACTGTTCTTTCAGTTCATCCTCATATTCTTTTTCCGCATCTATGGCGCGTTGCGCTTCTGCGGTTCTGTTGTTTCTTATCATATTGCTGATATCACCAAAAGTTCGGCTTTGTTGTAGAACGGATAGGATCGCGTTTGTGCCGGCCATGCCGGTATTGTCATTTTCCAGTCCTTCTTTCGCCACTATTGCCGGATAACTTTCATGGGCGATGCTTATCAGTCTGTCTCCGGCTTCTTCTACGGTCATACCCCCCTTCTCTTTTTTTCTGAAGATGGAAAGAAATGGCGTCAGGTCTTTGTGACTTAAGCCAGTCATGTTTCTGACACTTCTTTCTCCTGTCATTTGCAGGAACAGGGATTTTCCCAGTACCAAGGATGCAAGCTCTTCCAAAGTTTCCGGCTCGGTACGTGACAGAATTTCCTGAACAAGAGGATTTTCCGGAAGCTCCGTATCCGTTATTGACTCAGATATTTTCGCAGCAGGCTTCTGAATACTATTTTTCCTGCCAGTGTCCGGAATTCCCTCTGGTCCCATGCGTTCTTCACCTGTTCCCTTAGCTTCGGGTCTCTTCTCAGTTCCTCTTTCTTTGCCTTGTTCGCTTGTTTCTGAAACTGGTACGGGCTCATTTGTGTCATTTCCATTCGTGCCAGTCTTACTGCTTTCTGATATTCCATTTGTTTGGTTATTATTAGTTTCTGTTATGGGTATGACAGAGTTGTAGAAATTCTTTATTTCTTCATTCTCCGCTTTTGCTTCTCTAATAGCGTCCCTTATCTCATTTCTTTTTCCCCGTGTGGCGGATGACAGGGATTCATTCAATTTAGCTATCTGTGCATCACTCGCCTCTATATCCTTTCTCAAGTCATCCAGAGCGGTTTCAAGTGATTCTGTCAGATTTGTGTATTGGAATGACTGCTGTGGCGTCAGAGATTCATAATCAATGCTTCCGTCCTTCTTTTTAGGAAAGGAGGATATAAGTTTGTCCAGTTCGGATTTTTCGTAAGTCGGACTCTCTGTGCTTTCCTGCAATGGTTGGTTTCCCATCTCTTTTCCTTCAGGAGCGGTTTCATTTGTTGAACTCTTGGATTTTTTCACCCAATCGGTGTACTCTTGGACGGGAACCGCACCTAACTGGTATGCTTCATTTTCCAATATATTCATTGATACCTCATCGCTTTTGACCTCATTGTACTCATCGGTTGGAACGACAAACATACCTCCGATTTCCTCATCAAAACCGATAATGGTCATACTTTCTCCTTCTGGAGTGATATAGGAGGCGCCGATTTCCGGAGCCGCTTCCGCATCATCTTTTCTTTGTGCGTCAAATAGCGACTGTTTGTATTTGAAATATTGCTCTTCTGTCACGAGTACGGAACCTGTTTCATTACCGTTGTTGTCTATGATCTTCCCGGACCATCCGCCGGGAACTTCCTCATCAAGTACTATCTCTTTGCCTCCTGTATATATCTTGTCACCTTTTTCGGGTTGTAATGCAAGTACTTCCGGACTGAATTTCCGAATTAACTCTTCCTGTCTTCTATTTTCATCCTCTTGTGCGTATTCAGTCCGTATTCCGGCTTTGTCCACATTGTCTTTCATGGCCCGGAGTTGTTCATCGCTGACAGAAACCGGCTCCCGACTTCCTTCCATGAGTACGGACCAATTGCCCATTGTATCCTGACCAACAACAGAAATGCCGGTCACTGTGCCATTATCATCCGCTATGCTGAATGTCTGTCCTGCGGATATGGGCTGTGCTTCCATGATTGCGGCATCGGCGTTGTATGCGCCAAGCATTTGTTCAAGAACTTGATCCCGTCCGACCATTGAGATCTCTGTGTCTGCATTGATTCTTACAGTCTTGGCATTATTCTCATCAAATGAGGCGAATATCGGACCTTCTGGACCGTTTTCCAATGGCACTACCATGAGTGTGCCTGTTTCTCCGGGTTGCCCAGTGGCATCTATACCATTTATGACAACTCCGTAACTGTGCTCCTTGTCTCCGAATCTTCCTAACGGAATAGTGACAACCTGTCCTTGGGGAGACATTTGCTGGACTTTGACAGCCGCCTGTTCATATTCGGAAGCATGAGCCTCATCCAATGCGTCCTCAACTGCGTCATGACGGTCTTTTTGCCGTAGGTAGTCCGTAGCCAAACGTCTGGTCTCTTCGTCCATGACATCCAGCATTTCCGCACGTTGGGCGTCATTGGCACCGGCAAGCGCATCTATGGCTTCATCATCCAGTACGGATGAAAGGCGTTCACGGGAAACTTCCTCACGGAGGACTGTCGTGCGCATGGCTACTGGATCATGAGTTGTATAGATATCCGTTCCCTCTTCTTGTGCTGCCGTGCGCTTTTCGGACTCCTCACGGGTCTGCTCTCCTGCAATGTCCTCCATGGCATTGTTCTTCGCAATGTCAAACGCATATTCTATCTCGGCCTTTTTCTCTTCCTTGCTGAGGCTACCGTCATTCATGGTTTCTTTGATGAAAATCCTTATGTCGTCATTGCCACGTTCTTTTGACATACGTTTCAGTTCGGACAGTTTCTCCTGTTGTTCTTTGGTCATGTTTCCGAAAGCCGCATTCATCTTCTGGCGGTGTCTTACCCTTTCAGCCCCCATGCTTCCAAGTCCTAATAAGCCGAAAGCGACGGAAGTGGGAGCCAGTCCAAGGAATGTGTCTATATTGTTGTCAAGGTCTGTGGCTTCTTCCAAGGTCATTTCACCTAACGGGACATTTGCAAGATTATTATACACCTCTTCCATATATTCTTCGGGTAGCCCGTGGAACTGCGCTTTTTTTGCGGCTTCTTTGAAAGTAGGGTTGTCCTTTATCTCCCTGTATAGCTTACCGGCCCTGCTGTTCGTTATATATTTCATGAATTCACTTGCGCCACCGGGAACGGTCTCTTCCACATTCTTCCATATTCCTTTGCCCAGTCCTTTGAATGCGTTGAAAATCATCTCGGATTGGTTCTCAAGAAAAGTGGAAGCGATTGATTTGCCGATGGCTTTACCCATATCCATTCCTCCTTCACGTCCTCCATAAGTCAAGTTTCCATCCTTGTCAACATCAAACAGAATATTCCCCATCATTCTGTCTTGTGCTCCTGCGGTGACACGCGCCAGTCCTGTTGTTCCTTCCATTCCTGCTGCGGCCAAAGCGTCTCCGGCAAGACGTGCCCCCATTTTTGACATTCCTTTTTTCATGGCGGACGCGCCGAATTTCTTCATACCGTATTTTAGAATGCTTTTGGCTATTCCCTCACCTGCCGCCGATATCGGGTTTATGGCGAATTCCAGCATGAACGGGATACTGGCTCCTGTGGTTTGTCCAGCCTTGTATCCTCTTCCCAAATCGGAGGAATAATAGGCGTTGACCGCCATGTTGGTGACAGCGGCGTCAAGCAACTTCTCTTCAGAAGGTGAGAGCTTTTCTCCTTTATCCGCTTTCTCCACCACATTTTTCAGACGGATGCCGCCTATCATGTCGGATATGCCTAAAGTCCATTGTTTGGGATCAAATGCGGTATCGGCGAAACCACGCGCTAGACCGCTAAAAAAGTTTGTTTTTCCTTTCTTCCCGGCTTCCTCTATAATATTGTTCGATTCATCAATAAGGTCTTTCGCCCCTTCCAAATAAGTCCTTTCTCCTCGGTACTGTGCTAATGTAGGATCTTCCCTTGTATTCATTCTGGCATTCACCATCGCATTACCGGAATCGTTTCTTAGTATTTTCTTTTGTTTGGTAATCTTTTCCTCTATGTTATCAAGGTCTTTGTTTACTTCATTGGTCAGGGTGCTAAGATGGGAGCCTACGCTCTTTTTGACAAATCCGGCAAGATCACGCTTCATGTCTGTACCGTAACGTGAAGTTATCTCTTTATTGTATACGTCCTGATATGATTCCAATTCCTTGCTAATGACCTCTCCGTAGGTCTTCTGAAACGCTTCGTTTGCTTTTTGGTTAAGTTCGTTCCCTTTATATTGTTGTGACAGCTTCCTGTATTCGTCTGAGGCAAGAAACCGGTTGGCATATTTGTCTTGAATCTCCTTCTGTATTCCGGCCATTTCTTCCGAAAGCTGTCTTCCTCTTTCTGTCAGGGCAAACCTGTCACGATAGTTGTTATATACATCATTCATGGACGATATGGAACGCGGGGTATATTCCTTGTCCAAGCGGCTTTCTTCTTCAACCGTAAATAGTTTGTCCAATTTTCCTTTGTCCATATCTACTTTCAATCTTTCTCCCAAATTTATCGGAGAAAATTGATATCTAGCTGAAACCTCCGCCTTGTCTGACTCCATTTGCGATGTGGAGGGGGGGATAAACTGAAAGTTGTCTTTTGAATGCACTTGTTCACGTAAGCCGGGACGTGTGCTGGGATTATAGTTTCTCATATCAAAAATCCTGTCCGCTTCCTCCTGTGTTCCGACACCACCTGAATATGTTCTTGAAACAGGGTCATATCCGTTGCCTGTTTGAAAGTAATCAGACTTTGGAGTTTGAGGGGTGTTGTTAGGTTGCTGTATTTGTACAGAGGAATCAACTGGTTGCATGAATTGATTAAAGTCCTCATATGAGTCAGAGTATCCGGTCTTATCCTTTAATACGTCATATACTTTCTTTCTGGCTTCCTCATTTTCATCCATGAATTTGTTAAAATCCTCATATGAGTCAGAGTATCCGGTTTTATCCCTTAATACGTCATATACTTTCTTTCTGGCTGTATTATTATCTTGCATGATTCATGTTATTTTAGTGACCAACTATTATTCCCCTTCAATGACCATGATTTGTTTTCCGGTTTTGAAGAGGGATTGAACGCTTCTCCGCTTTCCACTTTTTGCTGTTTCCCATAAATGGAGAGAATATAATCTCTCATGCCTTTTATGGATTTGGGGCGTTCATCCGCCTGAAGGCCGAATGTTTTTTCCAAATCGTTATACATTAGTGCGACATCTTCATTTTTATTCAGGTCATAGGCTCTTGTACTGCCGGAAAAGCCTTTTTTTCCACTTATGCGATATGAAGGATATTTATTTTTTTTGCCATTTTGCTTTTGAGAATCATTATCTATTCTCATTATACTGATTCCCTCTGTGGCTTTATTATGTCTTTCGATTTCCGCCTGTTTAGCGGCGTTTTCTTCCGCCTTACGTTTGGATTCAGCCGCTTTTGCAGCCTGCTCGGTTTCAAACTTATATGTGTTCCAGTTGTATTCCCGTTCTGCTGCTGCTTGTTGTGCCTTCCATCGGTCTTGACGGGCCTTCTCTACATCTATTCTCGCTTGCTCGGCCCTGTCACGTGCGATCGCTCCGATATAGTCCTGATAATTCTGACGTGACAGATTGTCCCTGTATTGGCGTATTCTGTCAATACGTGCTTGGCCTTCACGTCCGGCTCCTGAAAGATTCATTGACGGATTGCCTCTTCGTGTCCTTACCACATTCACCAGATTGGCCAGAACACTTCCTACAGCATTGATGCTCTCGGCGGCACGTAAACGTCTTTCGGCGTTAATCCTGTCTTCCTCGCTTTGTAACGGGTCCCTTCCTCTCAAGGCTTCTGCAAGTTCGGTGTAAGATAATCCCTCTTGTCCTTTTTGCTTGCGATAAGAAGCCACTCCTGACAGGTATGCGGCCGGTGACAGCTGGGGATGAGCCGCATAGGCTTCTTGTGCGCTCATTTCCTGCCACGGCTTTTCTGTACCAGGAAGCTGGACGGGAAGCTTGTCCGCATTTTCCCGTTCTTGAACGGTATTGACTGTAGACACACTCGTCGCAGGTTTTTGAACAGCCACCGTGGGACGTAACGGCAACTGTTCCCGTGCGTTTTCCTCAGCTTGTCTCGCCACAGACTCGTCATGGATCTGCCGCTCTTCCTCCGGATTGACAATGCCGGCAGCTTCTTTTCTTTTTTGATAATTGGTATATCTGTCCGTAACTGCCATACCTGCTATTTCTTTTTAGTGATTTGACTGGCTACAGCACCACCTATAGGACCACCGAAAACAGTGGCCGCAGCGGTTATACCTGTATTAAGAAGACCTCCTAATGCCGATGATTCCTGTTGGGCCTGTTGTTGTTTCACATTATTGATAGCCTCCGTATATGATCGGTTTGCATCCAGATAATTTTTCATGGCCTGATCTTTTTTGGCAGTGGCGGTTGAGGCTATTCCGGCCGTAATATTTTCAAGTGACTGGTTGGCTCCCTGCTTCTGCAAGGCAACGCTCTCATCTGTAGCACCTGTTACAGCGGCGCTTCCTGCTGTCCGTTTGTTGTTTGCCATCAGCAGTTCTCTGGCTTGACGCAGAGCCGCCTGATTCGCACTGTCCTGAAGAGGATCAGCGTAAGCCTGTTCCTGATAATAGTTCATTTCAAGATCCTTCGCCTTTTGAAGATCTTTGATTGATTCCTTATAGGCCTTATTGCCGCCTAGAACACTGGATAAAAGTCCCATAAATCGTAAATTGCACTTTATTATTTAATATCAAAAGTAATCAGTTACATTTGTATCATGTTGATATAATGCAAGACGGAAGTATATTGTATAAGGAAGGGGACAAGGTGGCTCTTGATGGAACCTCATGGAAAGGCACGGTTGTCAAAGTTGAGTCGGACGATAATATATGCGTGGAACTTGACAATGGGATTACCATGTTTGCCCGTCCGGAATTATTGCATCTTTGCACTAAGGAAAACACAAAGCCTCTTCATGATGAAAATGGTAAATTTACAATAGGACATCCAAAGGTGGGGGGAGTTAAAAAAGGATACAGGACTGTCCGTCATTATCGAAACAAGCTTATGGAACAACTGGCTCCGTTTATTGAGAGTATGGGGGAGATAATAGAGGCTATTGATGATCCTAGTGATAAAGTGCTTGCTGTTTCCCGAATTATCAAATATGCCATGCCGTCTCTTTCGTCCGTAGACTTTAAAGAAAACGCAAAACGAGATCTCTCAGCGGAGCAGAAGATAGCCCAGCTCAATGCAAGGTACAGAAACTTGCCTGATCCGACTGTCGATGAAGAAGGAGAGGAAGGGCATGAAGACTGACAATATTGGTGTATATTTTGGAATTTGGATAACCATTGTATTACAGTTGTCATATTAATTTGTGTTATGTAATAATCGTAATACATTTAATATATGGCAGAAATAATCAATTTTAGACCGACTCCGGATGTGGCGCAGATGATAGAGAGTCAGAAAGCAAAGGGCGTCAATATCAGTCGTTGGATTAATAATCTTCTTATAGGTGCGGATAAACAGGCCGACAGCTTGAATTTGCAGATTTATACAATACCTGAAGACGGGATAAATCTGTATGACAGTACAAAGTTAGCTATTGATCAGATGATATCACTTCATTCGATTCCATTCAGCCGGTTGAGCATATCCAGGTACAGGGAGGCCAATGATATTATAAAACAAGCAGGCATGGATTATTATCGCTTTAAAATAGACGAAGATAACTATATCTCGATAATAGCGGTGAACAGAGAAGAGGCTTCTGTGGAATTTTCCCGATATTATATGAAAGCTGAAAACAAGGAATATGTCCGAACATCCGTACCACTACCCGTTTACAGGTTTGATGTAAAGAACAAGGTAGTAATCATTATAGCAAGCGAATAATGGAAATATGTAAGACAGATACAGTACGATTGCTCAGACTATTAAAAGAAGCGGCATTAATAATTGAAGACAATTGTAGAGGCATACGTTCGCTAGATAAGGCCAGACAGTTGCGACAGATGGCAAAGAAAATTCAACGGAAAAAATAATTCAAATCTAAATAGAAATGAAGCAAAATAAATTAACACACGGTTCTCTATTCAGCGGCATTGGTGGCTTTGAATTAGGAGCTGAAATGGCAGGAATTGACACCTTGTGGAATTGTGAATTTGAAGAGCATAAAAGGAAAGTTTTAAAACGTCATTTCCCTAATGCCGTACAATAACACAGATGTTTGCACCACTGTAGACCCTCCTTATGTGGATATTATTAGTGGGGGATTTCCTTGCCAAGATATATCAATAGCAAATGTTTCAAATAAAAAACTTTGGGAGAATGGAAAAGTTAAAGGAATCAATGGAGAGCGTTCTGGATTATGGAAAGAATATAAAAGAATTTTGGGGGAAGTTAGACCTAAATACATCATGTTTGAAAACAGCCCAATGCTCACTATTCGAGGATTCGAACAAGTCCTTTGCGACCTTTCCAAAAGCGGGTATGATGCGGAATGGCAATGTTTATCGGCTTCGCAATTTGGATTCAATCACAGAAGAGAACGTATTTACGGCATTGCCTACTCCAGCGAAATCGGACGCAAAAGTCATATTGAAATCTTCCGTCCAATACAAGAGATATTACATGAAAGGACACCAAGACAAAGCCCTATATCAATTCCAATTAAACGGTTTAACAGCAAATCAAGCTATGATGATGTACGAATGGATGATGGGTTTTCCGATGGATTGGACAAAAGAAGAATAGAAGATATGGGTAATGCGGTGATACCAGTGATTGCCTGCTATTTATTCGAGTGTATTAAGATTTTCGATAAACAATTAGCGTAAAACCCAAATGAAATGAAGAAGATAATTTATAAAATATCTATCTATAAGGTACTACCACCTTATAAGAATTGGTACAGTATCACGACTGATGACGGGCTAAATCGTAGTAATATTGTAATTGTTGGGAAAAAGCAATTATTGAAAGTCGCTTTAGCCTTGATTGTTATGGCTATTTTTAATAAAAGGACTACTATAAATTCAAATCGGAACAGATATGAAACAGACAGCAGAAGAAGCGGCAAGGGGATATTCCAATGATTGCAGAAACAGGCAGCGTCATTGTGAACCGTACTGCATTGTTGACTTTATTTCTGGTGCCGAATGGCAGTCAAAGCAATCTCCGTGGATAAGCGTTAAGGAACGGTTGCCGGAAGAGGGGCAAAAAGTTTTTGTTTTGGTGATGTATTATGGCACACCCTGTATTCGAGAAGAAAAGTTTTGTAGAAATAGCAATTTAAATAGAAAGGGAATGTGGATTCACGGAAACAATATCGTGATGGCATGGTTTCCCACCCCTTCTTTCGATGATATACTCGAAGCCAACAGGGATGTACTTGAACGGATTAAAGAGAAAGGAGATTAATATGGATAACAAAGAACTATCTGATCAAATAATTGATACTGTAAGAGCTATACGAAAAATCCCTAGAGAACAAATCAAGAATCCTTTTGAGATACAAGTTATCGTAGTTAAACCTAAAGATTAAGTAGATTAATTATGGCAATAAAGATTACTAAAGAAGCTAATAAGAAAAAACCGATTTACTTCCGGCGTTGTGACAGATGTGGATGTGAATTTGAATTTGAGAAATCGGATATACACATTGAGTTTTTTGGTCAAAGAGAAGGATATAATATAATATTTATTCCATGTCCTTCTTGTGGTAGTACTACTGGAGTTAAAGAAAAGATAATACGTTATGAGTAGAAGTAAAGAATATAGAGCAGTGAAAAATTATATTCACAATGAACTTAAGTTATCTAAGGAGGATATAAGAGAAATTATTTTACCTCTTGTTAAACGGGAAGCTATGCGTATCTTTAGAAATACTTATGGAGATGATGTTAACATAGAAAATTTTATTCGATGTATGGTGACTGATGAAATAAAGAGGCATGATTTTTCTATTATTAGAAACTTAACTAAAGAGGTGATAATGGAAGAGGTGCTTGGTGATTTGAAAATTGAGATAAAAACAAAGGAGGAATAATGAAAGCAAGAATAAAATCAACAGGAGTTTTGGTAGATGTAATTCCCAAAGTAAATATCAACGCGCAACATAGCGGAGATAACCTATATGTGTGCGATAATATGGTTTTCAGAGAATGCGAACTTGATTTTTTGAATGTTGGGAATTTAGTAATTGATTGGGAACAACGTAGGTACGAATTAGCGAAAGATATTATTAAGGCTGTTGTAGCAGATGACTGTGGGGGTAATTCTGATGCAATCGCTAAATATGCGGTTAATTGCGCTGATGCACTAATTAAAAGATTAAAGGAGGTGAATAATGAATAGCGTACAGACACAAACACTTTCCATTAAAGGAAATGGAGGTGGTGAAGCGTATATTGACTTTTGCGATGGACAATTGTGTGTTTCTGTTGTTATAGAAGGGAAACAGGCGGATTTTAACTTTGAGCCTGTTACTCTACGAATGTTTGCCCATGCTTATAAGTTGCATTGTGAAGAGTGTGAAGAATGTGAAAAGAAGAAAGGAGAATAACTATGAAAGTGTTAAGAGATAAAACTCCTGTCGCTCGTAAAGAGCACAGGTGCAATTTTTGCGGTGGAGTAATTTCCGTTGGAGAAAAATACAACAGACAGACCAATGTTTATGACGGTCGTGTTTATGACTGGGTATCCCACTGTTAATGTTCCGAGTTAGCCTGTGAACTTGATATGTATGATGATTGCGATGAAGGACTTGACGATGATGAATTTATAGATAACCTTAATCAGTATGTTTACGACAATCATTATGACGATAAAATAGATGATATTGCGAAGGATTGGCAATTACCACGTTATGAATTAGTACAGAAAGTGTTGAATGAATTAAAAAAGAAATAGTTATGACCGAAGAATTTGTAACATTAGAAACTGCGAAGTTGCTAAGAGAGAAAGGATTTAATGAGTATTGTAAAGATATTATTAAAGAAGACAATAATCGGATAATGCAATCTGTGTTCCGAACAAATAAGAATTTGCCAAAATTGTGTTATAGTCGTCCCGCTCAGTCCA